GAGTATGGAGAAGATAACAATTACTTTCAATACCTAATAGACAGATACAACGGAAGTCCTACCAATAACGCTATTATAAATGGTGTTAGCGAGATGATTTACGGAAAAGGGTTAGATGCTACCAATTCAAATAAAAAGCCTGAGCAATATGCTCAAATGAAATCTTTATTTAACAATGATTGTACCAGAAAGCTATGTTATGATTTGAAATTAATGGGGCAATGTGCAGTACAAGTTATTTATTCGAAAGATAGAAGTCGTATCGTACAATTAGAACATATGCCTATTGAAACTTTAAGAGCTGAGAAATGCAACGAAAAAGGACAAATAGAAGGATATTTTTATTTTAGTGATTGGGCAAAGTACAAGCGAGGAAACGAATTAAAAAGAATACCTGCATTCGGAACTTCTAAAGAGGGGTTAGAAATACTTTATATTAAACCTTATAGAGCAGGTTTTAAGTATTATAGTCCAGTAGATTATCAAGGTGGTACACAATACGCTGAGTTAGAGGAGGAAATATCCAACTTCCATTTAAACAACATATTAAACGGACTAGCTCCAAGTATGTTAATTAACTTCAATAATGGAACTCCTGATCCTGAGCAAAGAGAAATGATAGAGAGAAGAATCTACGAAAAATTTTCAGGTAGTTCTAATGCAGGTAAATTTATTTTAGCATTTAATGACAATCCAGAAACAGCAGCAAGTATTGAGCCTGTTCAATTAAGTGATGCACACCAACAATACGAGTTCCTAAGCAACGAGAGTTCTAAAAAGATAATGGTATCTCACAGAATTGTAAGTCCTATGTTATTTGGTATAAAGGATGATACAGGACTTGGAAACAATGCAGATGAATTAAAGACAGCTTCTATCTTGTTTGACAACTTAGTAATTAAGAGCTTTCAAGGACTTTTAATAGATGCGTTTGATAAAATACTTGCTTACAACGAAATCTCTTTGCATTTATACTTTAAAACGCTTCAGCCACTTGAATTTGTAGACTTAGAAAATGTACAAGACGAAGAAACAAGAGAGGAAGAAACAGGAATTAAATTAAGTAAGGAAGATGACTTTAGAGATTCTATAGCACAAGATTTAATTGATTTAGGAGAAGATGAAGAAGAACTTTTAAAAGATTTTGACTTAGTAGATGAATCAGATGTTGATTACGAGTTTGATGATGAAATGGATGAGTTAATAAATAACGCTAACGAGCAAATCAATTTATCAACAGGTAGCGCAAAACCTTATAGAGAAAGTGAGCAAGATGGTAAAACCGAAGCAGGTAGATTATTAGGGTATACATTTTTAGTAAGATACAAATATGCACCTGCAAGAACTCAAACAACCTCAAGAAAGTTTTGTAAAGAAATGGTAAAAGCTAAAAAAGTTTATCGTAAAGAAGATATTATATCTATGGACGATGTAGCAGTCAATGCAGGGTTTGGTGAGGGTGGAGCAAAAACTTACTCTATTTGGTTATACAAGGGTGGTGCAAGATGTAAACATTATTGGAGCAGAAGAACGTATTTAAGAAAAGATGGTAACAAGAGCTTAGGTAAAAAGCTATATGATAGTGAGGCTAAGAGACGAGGTTTCATAGCACCTAAGAACGAAAAGCAAGTAGCAATTAAACCAAAGGATATGCCTTACAAAGGATATACAGCAGCATACGCAAAAAGAATAGGAATAAGTAGATAATTATGGCAACAGCATTATTCATATCGAGAACAGATTTAGTCAAGAATAGTATCATTGATGGGAATGTAGATACTGATAAGTTTATACAATTTATCAAACTAGCACAAGAGATTGAGATAAGAAACTATTTAGGAACAAAACTATACGATAAATTACAAGCAGATATATCAGGTAGTGGTGTTACAGGTAATTATCAAACATTATTAAACACTTATATACAGCCTATGTTACTTTGGTTTGCACAAGCTGAGTACATTCCTTTTGCTGCTTACTCTATTAAGAACGGAGGAGTATTTAAAGGATCATCAGAGAACGCTGAATCAGTAGTAAAAGAAGAAGTAGATTATCTAGCTAATAAAGCAAGAGACAAAGCAGAATATTATACACAAAGGTTTTTAGATTACATCAATAATAATAGTAATTTATTTCCTGAGTACAATGATAATTCAGGTGGCGATATATTCCCTGACTCTGACGTTCTCTTTAATGGTTGGGTGTTGTGATATACAAACCAAAAGAAAAAAATATAATTAAACTAAAACAGTATTTAAATGGCAAATACAATCAATTGGGGAATAAGTTATTCGTACAGCTATTGGGGAAACGGACAAAGTGATATTAGTTGGGGAGATGACTACTATGTAGCGTATCTTACTTCTGATCTTAGGAGACGAGCAACAACATACGAAAACAACGGAGAAACAGTTAAACTTTTAGAAGAACTATAATGAATCATCATTTATTACAAAAAGCAAGTATAGTATTATCACCTACAGCGTATAAGACAAGTACACTTAATTCTATAAAACCTGCTTATGCTTTAGGCTCAGAGTTAATTCTCAATGGCAACTTCGATACAGATACATCAAATTGGTTTGGCGATTCAGGAGCTTCTTTAACTTGGCAAAGTAATAAAAGTGTCTTGGTAGCTACGACTGATGATGCTACTTTTGGTATTGCACAGAGCAGCGTTTTAACATCAGGTAAAAAATACAGAGTATCATTTAGATTTAAACCAAATAATACAACTACTTTTAGAGTTAGGTTAGGTGCTTCAGGCTCAGGACAATTTAGCACTACATCATTTACTGCAAATGAATGGAATGATGTTGATTTTGTGGGTGTTGCTAACGGAACAACATTTGAGATAGGAACTGTAGGAGGTAGTATAAGTAATTTTTATTTAGATAATGTTTCTTGTAAAGAAGTAACAGATGCCGACTTTGACTTCACAAGAAATACAACTGCAACAAGATTTAACGAAAGTGGACTAATAGAAACAGTAGCAGTTCACACTCCTAGAATAGATTATTTAAGTGGAGTAGGTGTTATTCTTTGTGAGCCTACATCAACTAATACAGCTACTTATTCAAATGATTTTACTCAAGGAGATATATTTGGTGGTAGTGGCAATCCAAATGCTAATAATTCTGTAATAACAGCAACTAGCACAACTTCTCCTGATGGTACTAACAATGGTTGGAAACTTACTGATAATAATGATGGTGGCACAGGGGTTGCACAAATGGCTTATTATAGCACTAATGTAACAAGTGGAGATAGTAACACTTTTTCTGTTTTTCTAAAAAAAGGCTCAACAGATTTTGGTATATTAAATACAGGTGGATATGATGGAACTGCTAATGGTAGTACTTTTTTTAATCTTAACACAGGTGCTTTAGGTAATACAAGCACAAGTCATAAAGATGTAAAAATGGAAGATTACGGAAATGGTTGGTACAGATGCTCTATTAGTAACAGAACAACAACAGATGTTCAAGGTAGTTTTGTTGTGGGTATTGCTACAACTAATGGTACAGGTAGTATTACACGAGATGGAAGTAATTTTTTATATATGTTTGGTGTACAAGCTGAAGCTAATGATGATACTGATGTAGATAGCTTTTTAACATCGTATATACCTACTTCTGGAGCAACAGTAACTAGAAACAAAGATGAAGTTAAAAATGGTGGTAATACTGATTTAATTAATTCTACAGAGGGTGTTTTTTATTTAAATCTTGCAGGTTTGTATCGTAAATTCAAATCAACTAGAAGAATCTCTTTAAGTGATGGTGGTAGTGGAGATAACTCAATAAGGTTTGATTTTACTAGTGTTGAAGATAAAATTACAATGAGAATAAGAGTAGGAGGCGCTAATGTAGCTACTAAATCATTAACAGGTACTGTAGGCGATATTTCTCAATTTCGTAAATACGCTATACAATGGAAAGAAAATGATTTTAAATTTTATGCAGATGGCACAGAAGTACACTCAGACACAAGTGGCGCAACATATTCGGCAAACACCTTAGATAGAATAAATTTTTCGACAAGTGCAGGTGGCTCACACATAGAAGCAAAAGTAAAATGTATTGCTGTTTTTAAAGAAACTTTAACAGATGCAGAATTAGTAACATTAACAAGTTAGATATGAAATATAATTTTAAAGATAGAGATGAAATGGTAGCTATGTATAATAGCATTAAAACACCACATTCACACGGAATAGTTTTAGATGGTAATTCTATAATTATTGAATGGGATGGCAAAGAGCCAGAAGCGTGGAAAGAATACAAAGCAAAAAAGAAAAATGATAAAAGTAAGTAAATACGAGTTTGATTCTAAAAGTCAAGCAGAAAGTAAAATAGATGCTTTACCTGAAAATCATAATCACGCTATTGTAAAACTAGGCAACATAAAGCTAGAGCAAGGCGAGTATGATGATGAGGGTAATGAAACAAAAGCTCCTGTTTATTCTACTAAATATCACATTGATGTTCTTTGGAATGGAAGCGAAATACAAGAAATAGACAAAGAAGAAAACATAACTTATGATCATCCTTACGGATGGAAGTCTTACGCTGTTGAAATAGATAGTGAGGGAGTACATTCTTTTATGGGAGTATCGTATCAAGAAAATAAAATGTAATGGCAAAGATAAGTGAAGATACAAACGTAACGCTAGATTTAAAAACAATAGGAATCATAATAGGTGGAGTTGTAGCTATTGCGACTACGTATTTTACCTTATCAACAAGCGTAGCTGCAAACACAGAAGATATAGAATCTATAAATGAAAATACTGTAAACCCTATAGAGTGGAATTACAAAGATAAATTAGTAAGAAGCTCAATAGAAAAAATAGAATCTGATGTGATGACAGTCAAAGAAGATGTCAACGAAATAAAAGAATCTCTACAAAAAATAGATGAGAGATTATATGAAATTAAAAAACAATAAATGAAATGGATTGTAACGGTAATTGCCCTTTTTGTATCGGTTGTTAGTTCTGCTCAGATTGAGATTATTCAATATAGTGCAGAGTTTGTAAAGTCAAATGAAATATCCTTAAATCCTTTTAGATACGATACAAAAACATTGTATATGTCTAAAGCACAAGATGAATTTAAGAAACTTAATATTAAGTATCTTCCTACTATTGTATTGTTCTATAATGGTGAGGAAGTATATAGAATAGAGTCAGGTATTAGCTTAAAGCTACCTGAAAACTCTATTGAGTTAATAGAAAACCAAATAGAAGAAATAATAGAAAGCAAATTCTAATGAAATATATCTTAATGTTATTTGTAGGTATATCATATGGGCAAATAGCAGAGGATAAAATTTTGCATTTTGTAGCAGGTGGTATGAGTGGTAGCTCAGGGTATTTAATAGGAGATTACTATTTAGACAAACCTCAGCTCACAGGAATTAGTTTAGCTTTCGCAAGTGGTATTTTAAAAGAAACTTATGACTATTCTAGGGGTGGTAAGTTTGACAATAAAGATTTATTAGCCACAACGATAGGGGGAGTGGTAGTAGTTAAGATTATTAGTTTAACAAAAAAAAGTAAGAATGAAAAAATTAATGACAATCTTATTCGTGGTATGCGTAAGTTGGAACGTCAACGCAGACGAAAAAGATAACATCTTTAAAAGATTATATAAAGAGCTTTTTAAGTATAGCACAATTT